GTCACACTCTGAGTGTAGACACAGAATCCTGATGTTCTGCTCACGTAGAGATGATAAGATCGCTATAACTGTGAAATCCATGATTTACACGGTATGGCTTTCTTATGGGTCAGTAGTAAATATAGAATTCCTCAAAGAATTCTCGAAACACGTTGCAAAGCAATGCTTTGCATACGGAATCGATAAATTTACCAAAGATTGGAAAAAGTTCACAACTGCAATGCAGAATGAGCGATTCGAATCAGCGGTTGAGGAAGGGATAAAATATTCTGATCTCAACGAGGACCAAATGAGAATCAAGGCTCTAGTCGAAAGTTCGAAGGGAGTTGACTCAAATGGACTTTTCGAATCGGAGGAACAGAAGCTTTGGGAGATATCCTGTCTATCTCAAACCAGAACACTTCCACCTCCGGGCTCGAAGTCCCGTAGAGAGAAGACAAGAGAATTCATAGACTCTATGTCAAAGCCCTGTGACTATGACAAAAGAGCATATAGCAAAGCCTTCCAACTTGGGAAGATATGCGCGGACTACACCTCAAGGAGGATGCAGAAAATACGCGCACCTAAGGTAACAGACATGCATCTGTCCTTAGCGAGCGGAGCTAGCTATGAATATACAAGAGAAAGTGGAGGTAAATGGAATATTCTTAAAGAAGGGCAGCCCTTCTATGAATTTCTCAAGACTCCAGTAAACGAAGTATTTGAGCTTGACGAGGAAGTCTATAGGGATCCTTATGGAAACCTCGTGTGCGAAAGTTACCACGGACCTCTTCAGGTCTGGGAGATCGCATACCTAACGGAACCACTGCACGGCAGTTTCGCGGAAGGCATCGAGCCATACTTCTCATTAGAAACTGAATTTTACAAAGGAATAGATAACCGCTTGGGTAGACTACTCTTTATATTCAGTAAAATAGAAAAGGAAAAGAACGACAGGGCATCAATGTATCCCGCAGCAAAGGTTGCTGTGGTCACTGAGCCGGGCTGCAAGATCAGACCAGTTACAGCAGGTGAAACCTGGTTGAACCTTTTCCTATCTCCTGCAGGTCACTTCTTCAAGGAACACCTTGAGAATTTACCTGGGGCCCGAGTGGGCTTAGTGGAAACAGACCATCTATGGCGGTTTGGGCTTTCCCATTACAACCATTTTGGTGAGAATACACCTAAGGAGAATAAATGGATTTCATCATCAGACCTAACGTCAGCCACTGATCGAGCAAGGCACGATGTATCTAGAGGACTTCTCTGTGGATACGCTGACGGGCTGTATGATGCAAAACTAATAGACAGCGGAACAATGAAGTACCTCAAGGAGGCTTCGTCATTGCTCTGCAGTCCAAGGTTTCTTACCTATTCGGCATCCCAAAGGGAAATCAGGGACTACCCTGAGAGCCTAAGGAAGAAACTTATATTTGGCGAAAAGAGAAAAACTAAGTCTGGGAGAACCATGCAGAGTGTGTCATGGGCTACCAGCGTGGGTGTCCTCATGGGAGAACCACTGACTAAGTGTCTCTTAACGCTATCAAGCATGGCATCCTGGATCGCAACGCGATACCGGTTCAAGACCCTTGAGGATGTTGAGCTTGGTGAATATTATAGGAGAAAACACGACAGAGACTTCAAGAGAAGTACTGTTAGATTATTCTACTGTGCTGGCGATGACCACACAGGTGTTGGGAAACTGAAAGATCTCAAGCAAATACCCAAATTCCAAGAGAGTATGGGTTTTGAGATATCTTGGGACAAATACCGTATTTCCAGGAAATACGTGCATTATTGCCAAGATTTCGGTTTCCATCCTAACATTAAACCAATGGTTTATCAGGATTCTCCAAGATTAAGACTTCTTAACCAGTTTAGGAAAGAAGGTGCACGAGATAATTTCGAAACACCGGATCCTATCCCGGGAAAGATAAAAGATATGGAAAGAAGGCTAAGGTTCTTTAGAGAAAACTCCAATGGAGTACTCAAAGATCTGTCAGAAATTCTGTCAACGTCTGTACCACTGGTACTAAGACATCTTATGCCGTCTTTCTTCGAAAAGAAGGTCCTTAAAGATCCTAAATCCTATCTTCCAACATGGTTGGGAGGCATGGGAATCCCACTCGGTGAGATGGGATGGAAATCTCCAGGAACCTTCAATACTAACCATCTCGGACCAGAAGCAATGCTTTATGCTGCACAATTTGTGGAGTACAAAGGACTTGACGAATTCACAAAGGTGAATATCTGGGAGAGAGGTATAACTCAACATGTTAACGCCATAAACGTGATGAAGAATATCGGTGTACCCGAAGAGGAAATCCTCACAGGGGAACAAGCCTTTGAGAACATAAGGCAGGTCCTCGATGACAAGTCATCCTTCAGCACGCGTACCTCCAATAAGAGGATTGCGAAAACATTATTTAAGGACTTCGTCGATATATCAAAACCGGTAACAATGTTAACGGCTAAGGAAATTCCTTACACAACAATCCCAAGGGGAGAAG